ATTCTTTGCATCATCGACTGATACAGAGATACGGGGCCGTAACGGTTCGCGCATTGTGTTTGCGGGGATGCAAAATCACACGGCTGACAGTTTCAAGTCGTTTGAAGGCTTCGATATAGCGTGGGTGGAGGAGGCGCAAAGCCTTTCATCCAAGTCGCTTCGGACATTGACGCCAACCATTCGTAAGCCTGGCAGTGAGATTTGGTTCAGTTGGAACCCTGCCAAGGCTGATGACCCTGTTGACGCGCTTTTGCGGGGTTCTGCGCCACCGTCTGACGCGATTGTGGTTTCGGTCAATTGGTCGGATAATCCTTGGTTTCCTGTGGCCTTGAAAGAGGACATGGAGCGGGATCGGCAGCGTGATCCTGACATGGCTGCGCACGTTTGGGACGGCAAGTATCTAAGCCAGTCACAAGCCACGGTGTTTAGGAATTGGCGTGTTGAGGAGTTCGAGACGCCTGCTAATGCGGTGCATCGTTTCGGGGCTGACTGGGGTTTTGCTAACGATCCTACGGTGATTATTCGGGCGCATATTGTCGGTCGTGAAATACGCATTGACCATTGTGAGGCTGGTGTCGGTGTTGAGATAGACGCAACGCCTGCCATGTTCGACAGGGTGCCACACGCTCGCCGTTGGCCAATCTGTGCGGACAGTGCACGGCCTGAGACGATTAGCTACATGCGCCGTGCTGGCTTCAAGATGGTGTCAGCGGTCAAAGGGCCGGGCTCTATCGAAGAGGGTGTGCGGTTCTTGAAGGCTTATGACATCGTGGTGCATCCGCGTTGTGATGCGCTGTTGCGGCAAGAGTTGGAGAATTACTCTTACAAGGTTGATCCCTTGACGGAACAGGTTCTGCCCATTCTGGAAGATCGATACAACAACACAATCGACGCGCTGAGATACGCCTGCGAGGTCGTTCGCAAGGCTGGCAAGGCAAAAGACGAAGACACCAACAAGCCCAAACCTAGGGACTATGGCCTCAGACGGGCTTCGGAGGATAACTCGTGGATGACAGTTTAGACCAACCAGAAACCATGCAGGAGGAGGTTGATTACGGCCCCGAGCTTATGCGTGTGGTGGGTCTGGTTGAAGACAGCGTGTCTGACACAATCAAAAGCCGCGATTGGTCTGTGCTTGGTCGCCAGTTCTATGACGGGCAACAATACACGCCGCAAGAGTTGGAAGCGTTCAAGCGTTTGCGCCTGCCTGACGTGGTGCTGAATTATGTGCAGCCGGCTGTTAACTCGATTACCGGCGTTGCTCGTAACATGCAGGTTGACCCGCGTGCTTTGCCTCGCAATCCTGATGATGAGCAAGCCGCTGAGATTGCAACCAAGGTTCTGCGGTACATCAGCGATATAAACCGCTTTGACACGATGACACGCGGCGATTGCCTGGAGGATGCCGTCGTTGGTCATGCTGGTGCGGTCATGATTACGTGGGACGATGAGACGCAAGACATTGGCTGCGAGCGCGTCAAGAACGAAGAGTTGATCTGGGACGCTGCAAGCCGTGAATATGACTTCACCGACGCGCGCTATATGGGTCGGCATCGTTGGGCATGGATTGAAGATTTGGTCGCCATGTTCCCAGACAAGGCTGACAAGCTGAACGCCTCTCAACAGGAATCGGTTGCGCTTGATCCTGCAATGGATGACAAGCCCCGCTTTCAATGGGCTGACAGGGGCAAGACAGGCGGTCGCGTTGCGGTGGTTGAGTTATATCACCGTGAGCGTGGAACGTGGATGCGGTCGCTGTTTACGCGCTCCTGCATGCTAGAGCATGGGCCTAGCCCGTTGCTTGATGCACGCGGCAAGCCTTCTTGTGGCATTGTGGCGTTCTCGATTTACTTGGACGTTGACAATAACCGCTACGGTCCAATCCAGACCATGATCCCGGTCCAGAAAGAGGCCAACAAACGGCGTCAAAAGTTATTGCAACATGCCAACAATCGTCAGCTTGTCATGAGTGCTGATCCTAACGTGATTATCGATGCTGACATCGAAACAGCACGACGCGAAGCGGCTAGACCTGATGGCATCATTCCGATTGGGTATCAGCCTGTTTCGGCTGGTGAGATGGCTGCGTTTCAAGCGCAATTGCTACAGGACGCTAAGCAGCACATTGACCGCCTTACGCCTGCGCCTGCTGTATTGGGTCGCCAAGACGCCAATCAGTCTGGACGGGCAATTATGGCGCGGCAACAGGCAGGGATGCAGGAGCTTAGCCCTGTGTTTGTGCGCTTGGCTGACTTCACGCTGCGTTGCTATCGGGCAATGTGGGCAAGGGCTCGTCAGTATTACAACGAACCGAAGATGATCCGCATTACGGACGATATGAAAACCGTCCAGATGCTGCAAATCAATGAACCGATTGTGCAGATGGTGCCGCAAGAGCAAATGGGGCCATTCGGTGTTCCGTTCACAATTATGGTGCCGCAAGTCACGGGGTATAAAAACCGCCTGGCTGAAATGCAGATGGACATCATCGTGGATGCCCAACCTGACACGGCAGCGTTGCAAGAAGAGCAATTCCAAGGGCTTGCACAGATGGCGGCTAATGGCCTGCCAATCCCGCCTGAGTTGATTATTCGGGCGTCAAGCCTGCCAAACAAACGTGAATTGCTGGAATTGCTGGAATCCGCCAAGGGCCAACCAAATCCAGATCAGCAGGCAGAGGCCCAAAAGGGCAGCGCTGAGGCTGAGAAGTTAGCTGCGGAGGCTGAGTACAAGAAGTCTCAAGCCGCGCAGATCCAACAGAATATGGGAATGAATGCTGCAATGGCGTTCAATCCTATGGGGCCGCCGCCGGGCATGACGGGCGCTTCACCTATGGCCACGGTGTAAAACTGACCAAACCGCCGCCGGGTTGTCGGGCGCTTCAGGCCGCCGCTGTTTCGGGCGCTGCAAGGATGAATACCCATGTCTGACCCTTTAGCTTTTTTGGATAGCAATGAACCCGAGGCAGATGCCGAGGTGACAACGCAAGAGGCCCCAGTTCAAGAGCCGCAAGCCGCTGCTGTTGAGCCTGAGCCAGTTTCAGAGCCGATTGTTCAACAAGAGCCAATTGCGGAGCCTCGTGTTCCACTAGCGGCACTTCACGAAGAGCGGTTTAAGCGTCAAGAGGCAGAACAACGCGCTGCATATTTGGAGCAGTTTGTTCAACCGCCTCAAGAGGATGAGTACATTGACCCTGTGGTGCAGCTACAGGCTCAAATGCAATCCATGCGCTTGGAAATGTCCAAAGAATTGGCCAAACAAACCCACGGTGCTGAATTGGTCGAAAAGGCTCATGAATGGGCTTTTCAGAAGTGCAACGTTGATCCGTTCTTCAATCAACGCATGGCACAATCCTTGAACCCCTATGCCGAAGCCGTTGCTGAATTCAAACGCGACCAGATCGCAAGCCAAGTAACGCCGGAGACCTTCGCGGCCTTCCAAGCGTGGCAACAGCAACAGATGCAAACCCAACAACCTGCCGCTGCGGTTCCGCCAGCGGTTTCGCAACAACCTGCGATGACGTCTCTGAAGTCGATTGCCCAAGCCGGTGGGGTTAAGCCTCAACGTCAGACTGGGCCAATCAACGAACAGGACGTGTTCAACGCAATGTTCCCATAAGGATCAAAACCAATGGCTACTACCACTGTTGTCACGGCCAATGAACTTATTAAGTTTCAGCCGGACTATTTCAAAGCCTATCTTCGCAAGACTGGCCTTACCCCATTCATGGGCTCGGGCATGGATAAGGTCATCAAGACCTATTCCGATCTGAACGACGAAGGCAAAGAACTCAACGTTCCAATCGTGTTCCCTGTCAAAAACACAGGCACCGGCACTGGTCAATTGGCTGGTAACGAGGCCTCTATCCCCAACAACTCGCTGCGTATTCGCCCTGTGTGGCGTCGTAACGCTGTGGCTGTGAAGAAGTCGGAGCAAAAGAAAGCCTCGATCGATCTTTACCGCGCACAACGTGACATGCTGAAAGAGTGGTCAACCTTTGACCTCAAGTATCGCTTGCATGACGCTTTGTCGGTTGTTGCGTTTGATGACACAGCCTTCAACGACGAAGATGGCGTCGAGGCTTGGATTCCCTATGCCAACGCTAACGCAACTCAGCGTAACGCATTCATCACCTCCAACGCTGACCGCGTTTGGTTTGGTGGCGCAACTACTAACGAAGTCGTGGCTGGCAACTTTGCCTCGTCCTTGGCTAACGTCAACAGCGCTGAGCGTTTGAGCCGTGCGCACATTGACAGCATCAAAGCCTTGGCAATGACCGAGAGCCGCACGGACAGCTTGGTCAATGCTTTGCGTCCAATGGCGTTCGGTGAAGATGGCGTCGAGAAGTTTGTCTTGTTCGCTCCAACGTTTGCCTTCAACCACTTGAAGGCTGACTTGGAAACCGCCAACACCAATGCCCGTCCTCGTGGCGTTGACAACATCGTTTTCAGCGGTGGTGTGATGGAATACAACGGCGTTCTGATTGTTGAGCTGCCTGAGTTGCCAATCTTGGCTGGCGTGGGTGCATCGGGTGCAAACGTGGCTCCAAGCTACTTCTGCGGCGCACAGGCTTTGGCAATGGCTTGGGGTCAAATGCCTCGCTTTACCAAAGACACCAACAACGATTACGACTTCATCAACAACGTCGGGATCGAAGAGCAACGCGGCATCGCGAAGGTCATGTTTGGCAACCGCCAACACGGCATCGTGAGCGTGTTCACTGGCATCTAATCCTGAGCCCGCTGCTTAGGTGGCGGGCCTTTTCTTCTTTCACAAGGATACAAGACAATGGCTCTTGCAAATGGTTTGACTAACCCTGTCGCCTCTCGCGGCATGGCTAACACTCTGGTCTGCGTTGCTGGTACGGTTGCGGTTGGCACCGCTGGCCTTGCCCTTAACGCTGTTACCCCTCTCGTTCGCGTTCCAAAGGGCTTCACGGTCATTCACGCGACACTGGAAGCCACCGACATGGACAGCGGCACCGCCCTTGTTCTTGCTGTTGGTGACACTGCAAGCAATAACCGCATTCTGACTGGTTTGACCATTGGTCAATCTGGCGGCATCTCTAGCGCGATTGCGGCCACTGGCCACCAGCATCGCTATGCGGAAGAAACCACCATCAACCTGACTGCAACCACCGCCGCTGGTACGGCTGTTGCTGGAACGGTGCAAATCTCGCTCTTGGGTGTGATTGACGCATGATGATGGTCACTTATTTGGGTGACTTTCCGACTGTATGGCGGGGTGTGGCTTTCGAGCCGCATTCCGCTGTGTCGGTGTCCGATCCTGTCATGATTGCCAAGGCAGGAACCAATCCATACTTCGAGTTATCCGCTGCTGAGGATGAAGCCGACGTGCCGGATGACCTAGATGGCCTTCGCGCAATGGCTGAAGAGCTTGGCGTGAAGATCGACCGCCGTTGGGGCGCTGAGCGCCTTCAAGAGGCAATCGACAAAGCCTTGGAAGGCTAACCTGTTTTAGCTCTATGCCGTAAGATATTTGCGGCATGGGGCTCAATGTTTTTAATGGGGCAATACCATGTCATCCACCAATCTTTCGCCAACGCGCTTGTATATTTATGAGCAGGGCCAGTATCTAACCACAACCGACGCTAACCAAGTACGTTCCACTGCCTTGACGCAAGAGCGCATTATGGTTTGTGCTGTTGGTGGGCCGGGCTTCTTCCGTGTCGGTGGTTCGGCTGTTGCTGCGACTGTTGGCGCTGGTTCAATTCCCCTTGCGGATGGCGAGAAGTTCCACCTTGACGTTGACGCTGGGCAGTTTGTGTCGTGGATTCGCAACGGCGGAACCAACTGCTCCCTAGCCATTATGGCCTGCAACTAATGCTAAGCAATGTCGGGCTTGTCGGTCGGGTTGGGCAGGGTCGCTTTAGCAGAGGTGGTGTAATTATTCCGCCACCACTAGACACTGTAACAGGAAGTGCGGCAGCATATTCATTGCGTCGTATTCGAACGGCATATGCAGGGTCTGCCATTCGTGTTCGTCGCTCAGATAACAATGCTGAAACCGATATTGGCTTTGTATCTGGTCTT